TAACATTAGGGCCGTTCTTAACGATCCGCCAGATGTCGTAAAGACGGAAGTCCTATGTCGCTGGGTTGCTACGATCTCGGCAGCTATTCCCGCCGAAGAATGGAATCAGTGTGGAGAAGAAGGCTTAGAACTTGATCCAGAGAAAACGACTTGGCTGGGAATTGACGTTAGCCCTAATCGCCGAGACGCTGCACTGGTCGCAGCTCAACAGATCGACGACGAGCGATTCTTCGTCAAGCTCTTACACACTTGGCATAACCCGATTAACTTGGACGATAAAGCAATCGCCAACGACATCGCGCCTTATGTAAAGCAGTATCCAGTCGAGACAGTGGCTTATTCTAAGAGGACGGCTTCTGCTATAGCTGCGCGGTTAGTTCCAGCGGGTATCCCGATCTCGGACATCGACGGCGCACTGTACGGCCAAGCTTGCGACGAATTGTTAGGAGCGATTACATCGAAGAGATTACGACACGACCCAAAACAGACAGAACTCTCCAAGCAGATCTTATCAGCTGCGAGACTTCCGTTCGGAGATGGTGGCTGGACTATTGGAAGAAGGGCGTCACAGTCCACCGTTACGGCTTGCGTGGCCGCTGCACTCGTAACGCACTACGCGACACGCCCACAGACGGATCTTGACATCATGGTCGGCTAGGTGTAACGGCTTCTCTAGAATTGCGACATGGGATTATTCGATCTATTCGTTCCGAAGGTTAACGCTGCGTCTCCAGCTTCTATCAGTATCGACGCGGCGGAATCGCTGTACCCAGTTAATACTCTTAACTCTCTCGGCGGCTATTACTTCATGGGTAATCAGACCGCTACTCGTACGGAAGCGATGGGCGTTCCAGCTCTAGCTCGCGCGCGTAACATAATCTGCACGACTATCGGATCTTTCGGAATGCACACTCGTAACGTCGCAACAGGCGAGAAGGTGCAACAGCCGCGAGTTATCAATCAGCCAGACCCGCGAATCGCTGGCTCTGCGTTCTGGTCATGGTTAGCCGAGGACATTCTGTTCTATGGTTACGGATACGCGCGTGTTATGCAACGCTACGCCGACACTGGACGTATTCAGGCGATGGAAAGAATCGATCCGCTTCGTGTAACAGTTACGACTAATGGCAACGGAACAGAGATCGACGGTTACGCTGTCGATGGAATCACAATAGATCCGAGCGAACTGGTCGTCTTTACTGGACTCGATGAAGGAATCTTAAATCGCGCTGGCCGCACTATCCGCGCAGCTTCGGCGTTAGAAAAAACAGCGTACGACTTTGCTATCGATCCAAATCCTCAAACAATCTTAAAGAACTCTGGCGTAGCACTTCCGAAAGATCGTGTAGCTGCGTTAATTGCAGCATTTAAGAATCGTACTTCTAAAGCTGTTACATTCTTAAACGGTGACGTCTCAATCGAGACTGTCGGTTACGATCCTAAAAACTTACAGCTCAACGAAGCTCGCGGTTACTTAGCCCTGGAGTTATGTCGCGCGGCCGGGCTTCCAGCTTACTTCGCAAGTGCAGAGCCGAACAGTTTTACTTACTCGAACGCACTAAGCGAACGTCGTTCACTAATTGATTATTCGCTTCGTCCGCTTATGACAGCGATCGAACAGCGAATGTCTTTATCGGACTTTACGCCCTTGGGTCAGGACGTGAAGTTCGATCTAGACGACTTCTTACGCGGTAATCCATTAGAGCGCGCGCAAGTTTACGAAATCCTAAATCGAATCGGTGCTATGTCGATCGATGAAATACGAGAAGAAGAGGATCTACTTCTATGAAAATCACTACACCAATGAACATAACAGCGGCAGATTCTAACTCGCGCACTATTAGCGGACGGATCGTCGCATTCGAGGAAGAGGCTAACGCTTCTACTGGGAAGGTCGTATTCGCAAAAGGATCGATCGCTCCAGCTTCCGTAAAGTTAAACTTGGAACACGATCGCACTCGTCCAATCGGTAGAACTATGGACATGACAGTAAACGAAGATTCGATCGACGCAGTGTTTAAGATTACTAACACGACAGCGGGAACAGACGCGCTCGTCGAAGCGATGGAAGGTCTACGCGATGGATTCTCTATCGAATTAGCAGTCGATGATTACATCATGCAGAAGGACGGCACTATGCGCGTCTTAGCGGGAGAGTTAACTGGCGTCGCCTTGGTCACAGAGCCCGCCGTACGATCCGCAAGAGTGAGCGAAGTCGCCGCGACAACTGGCGAAGAAGTCGCCGAAGAGATCTCCGATTCCACAGTGGAAGAGGAAGTAACACCAACAACAGAAGGAGACGAAGTGGACAACACCGTCACAAACGCGGAAACCGTCGAGACGGTCGAAGCTGCTCAGTCAACAACAGCCGCAGCGAAGCCAATCGTAGGCGGATCATTTACTAAGCCACGCTTGGAGTTCACAGCTGCCAAGTATGTCGAGAACACAATTCGCGCAGCGATGGGCGACGATCAAGCTCGCCAGTACGTTCTCGCAGCCGATAACACAACAGATAACGCAGGTCTCGTACCTACACGCCAGATGGCAGAAGTAGTTAACGGACTATCTACAACTATCCGACCATCAATCGACGCAATCTCTCGCGGAACTCTTCCAGACGCGGGCATGACTTTCGAGATCCCTAAGATCACGCAAGCTCCTACTGTGGCAGTAGTCGCAGAAGATGGCGCGCCATCGGATACAGACCAGAACGCCGCGTTCATTACAGTGGACGTAAAAAAGTTCAGTGGCTCCCAGACATTTTCTGTAGAGCTACTCGATCGCACGTCTCCAGCGTTCTTCGATGAGCTAATCCGTAACATGGCAGCAGCTAAGGCTAAGGCCGAGAATGCTTACGTTAACGGTCTTCTAATCTCAGGCTCAACGACAGACGCGACTACAGTCGCAACTTATCCGACAGCCGCAGAGCTTCTCGGAATTATCTCTCGCGGAGCTGCTTCTGTTTATGCAGCTACAGCTGGACTTCCACGTCCTTTCGCGAAATCACTTATCGCATCGACTGGTCAATGGGCTAACCTAATGACTCTTAACGATTCAGGACGTCCAATCTATAACGCTTCACAGCCACAGAATGCGGGCGGTGTAGTTCGTCCAGATTCACTAATCGGAAACGTAGCGGGACTAGATCTATTCGTAGATCCTACAAACGGCGGCGATGGCGACGGAACTCTTCTAGTCGTTAACCCAGACGCTTACACATGGTATGAAGGACCTACTTTCCGCCTACGCGCGGACGTAATCGCTTCTGGCCAGATTACAGTCGGCTACTACGGTTACGGCGCACTAGCGACCAAGATCGCAGCTGGCGCATTTAAGAATAACAAGGCGTAATCCTAATAAATCGATCATCGCCTAGTTCGCTCCCGAGCTAGGCGAGCAGTAGAAGGGAAGGGCTAATGCCTAACATCATTACAGCTGCACAGCTAAGATCCGTCTTAGGTGTTAGCTCTTCTCTCTACGACGACGCTTACTTAAACGACATAATCGACACGGCAGAACAGGCGATTCTCCCGCTGCTTATTCAGAACTCGACGGCTGTAGTCGAATACGCGCTAGAAGACAACGTCGCGAAGTTCTACACTAGACGGACACACCCTTTCGTCGTAGGACAATCCATCGTCGTAACTGGTCTCCCAGCTCCATTTACAGCCACTCACACTCTTACGATCGTTACAGACTCTTCATTCTGCGCCGCTCTTACATCTACAGACGTAACACGCCGCCAGATTATTCCGAACGGAACGGCAACTCTTAGCGGCTATTCAGCTGCGACTCTCTACGTCGGAAACGCGTCGATCGAGTCCGCTATCTACGCCGTATCTATCGAAGTCTTCCAATCTCGCACAGCTGCGGGCGGTCAGATCGAAGGGCTGGACTTCGCTAGTTCGCCCTATCGCATGGGTCGCAGCTTGTTAAATCGCGTCGTGGGCCTCTTGGGTAACTACATCGACGTCGACACGATGGTCGGATAATGACCGCCAGCTCGATCTTAACTAGCGTCCGAACTCCATTAAAGACAGCGATCCAAG